AACAAAAAAAAGTTGAGTATAAATTTGATAAATACAAAATTGAAGGTAGACAAGATGTTGAGATTGATGAAAAAATTTGGGATATTAAAAGTGCATCGCCATATTCTTTTGAAAAAAAGTTTGGAGAGGCAGGTGGATTTAACGAAGTTGTTCGTGATGATTCCTTTGGTTATGCGTCACAAGGTTTTTTATATGGAGAAAGTCAGAATAAAAAGTTTGGTGGCTGGATAGCTATTAACAAATCTACTGGTGAATGGACTGTGTGTGAAACTCCTGCATCTGTAGAAGAACATAAACGTAATGCAATTAAAACTGCTGAAAACAATATTAAAGCTATTGATAATAAAATAGAGTTTAAAAGATGCTATGATGATATGGCAGAAACATTTAGAAGTAAACCTACTGGTAATAGAGTTTTGGGCTTTGTCTGTTCATATTGCCCATACAAACTTCCTTGTTGGGGAAGAGATACGTTGCAGTTGTTACCACAACAGCAATCTAAAGGTAAAAACCCTAAATGGGTTTGGTACACTGAAGTCAAAAATCCTAAGAAGGATGAGACTATGGAGGCTGGTGGAGAGTAGTTTGAGGGGTCTATTCTTCACCAACTCTAACTATGATATACTTTGTAATATATAAACAAAAAAAAGATAAGGAATATAGAATGTTTACGAATATGATATTTAGTAAAGAAAAAGAAGCAGAAGAGTTTGCTAAAAAAAGTAAAAAAAGAAATTATGAATATAAAGTAATAGAATATAATAAAGAAAATTATGATAGGTATTGGTACTAATGAAAAAAAGTAAAATGAGTTATATAAATTCTGTTAAGGTAATAGTAAGCCCTTGGCAAAAAGGTTTTCACTGTGGTATAATTATGGATAGTAAATCTAAAATGACTACAGAAGAATATGAATTATGCTCTACTATAGCTAGAGGCATGATAAAGATGGCAACTTCTGACCCCCATTCAACGTTTCTATGGGGACTCCGTGGTTATGCTGAAGATAAAAAGAAAAGTGGCAAAGATTTAACAATAAGTTCTGTGGCAGAATTTGATGATGAGTCTAATGTTATTGATTTTCTTGAGTACTTAAAAATGAAACGAGATAAGGAGTTAAACTAATGGCAACGCACTTAGTTATAGGTGACCCTCATTGTACACCTAAAGCAAGCAATGAAAGATTTCTGTGGGCAGGTAGATTAGCAGCAGATTATAAAGTTTCACATATAATATGTATGGGTGACTTTTGTAGTATGGATTCTCTATCATCATATGATCGAGCAAAAAAATCATTTGAAGGTAGGAGATATCAAAAAGATATGGAGCATTCTCATAATGCACTAGCTTTATTTAATAAAGGTTTAGGTAAACATAAGGCTAGAAAGATTATGCTTCATGGTAATCATGAAGATAGGATTGATAGATTTGTAGATGATAATCCAGAGCTAGATGGAACACTTAAAATTAGTGATCTTAAATTTAAACAATATGGTTGGCAAGAAATACCATATAAAAAAATTAAGGTAATAGATGGTGTGCATTACTGCCACCACTTACCTTCTGGTATTATGGGTAGTGCAATATCTGGTGAAAATATTGCAAGAACTATCTTGACAAAACACAAAGTTTCTGCTACAGTAGGACATAGTCATTTATTAGATTATGCTATATCTACTTTACCAAACGGTAAAAAGTTACATGCATTATCTGCTGGATGTTATTTAAATCACTCAGAGCATTTTGCTAGAGATACTCAGCATTTATGGTGGAGTGGTTTAATAATTAAACGTGAAGTTAAAGATGGTAATTATAATATGGAATTACTTAATATTAAAACTGTAAGGAGAGAATATGGACTCAGAAGATAAAACATATGAAAATGAAGTGATGCAAGAAAAAACTGTTTATTATAATAATGTAGATAGACCTGCACATTATTTACATGGTAAAAAAGAAACTATAGATGTTATATGTGATTGTATGACTAATGATGAGTTTCATGGGTATCTAAAAGGCAACATACTTAAATATGTTTCGAGGTATAAGTTTAAAGGTGAGCCATTAGAAGATTTACAAAAAGCACAGTGGTATTTAAATAGACTAGTTAAGGAGGTTAAATGACACACGGAGAAAAAATGGCTTTACTTGGTAAGATAAATATGTTATATGAAATGGCCATAGAAATATCAAATAAAATAAATAAATTAAATAGACAATTAAAAGAGGCAGAAGAAGATAATGGGACAAGTTAAACAGGCAATAATGGAATTAGAAGATTTTGTAGCAGGTTGTTTGCGTGAAGGTAGAACGCTAAATCAAACTATACGAGATGCCAGAGAATCGCAGGCAGCAAAAACTAATCCTTACTTTGACAGTGAGGAACTAGTAGAAACTAAATACTACCAATTTAAAGGAGCAGAGTAATGAGAGACATGTTTGTAGATGCTTTAAGAAAAAAGTATGAAGCAGATGTAAGTGTAGCAAAAGCTACAATAGAAGTGTACATGAATAGAGCTGCTGGTATAGGTGAGCACCCACAGTTTGTACACGAAATAGATAAACAATTAGAAATCATAGGATGTGCACAAGATAAACTAAGAGTGCTTGATAAATACTATCCAAGTGATGACGATATACCATTTTAATAGGAGGATAGATGGACAAACAAATACAACCAAAACAATATCTTATTGATTCTGAAAAACTAAAAGATATCATGAGATATTTAATGAGTAGACCATATGGAGAAGTTATAACTATCATGAATAGTTTAGCAGCATTAACACCTTTTGAGCCTAAAGCTGGGGAGAAAGATAATGGAAAAAAATAATTTAGATAAGTACACTGGTATATTATTTGAATTAAAGATAGGCTTAAATAAAAATAACGCTATTGTTATTGATTATGGTGGTAAACCTGTAGGTAAAATACGAGATGCATTAAAAGGTTTTCCATACCAAGCAAATCTATGTGCGGCTATAATTAATCATGCTAATTCAGTAGGTAAAAAGTTACAAGATGATGTTAAACAAATCATACAAAAAATTTAAAGTTTTGGTCGGCCAAAAAAAAAGACATCCTGAGTAAATACTCAAGATGTCTTGTGTTGCCTGGGGGGAGTCTTTATGGCTCCCCTTTTTATTTTATAGTGTTAATTAAAACTGTGGTTTAAACATGTTATTTAAAAATTCCATTTGATTTGTTAATGGTTTTCTTTTAGGAATTAACATATTTTCTGTTTCTATTATTGGTTTAATTCTATCATTATATACATTTGATAAAAAACTAGGATAATCTGTTCTTTCTGCATAAGGACTCATACCCTTAAACATATCTTCTATTTTTTCTGTAGATTCTATAACATTTTTATATCTGTCATCTGTAGAAATTAAAGATAAAAAAGATCTTATACTTGCTTTACTATCAGGAAAACTAGCTATATTTACCCCACCAGTAGTGGTTATAGAACTTTGATCTCCTATAGGTTTCATACCAAAGTAATTATTACCTTTCTTTGCAGTTGGAGCACCTTTAAACTCAAAGTTTCCTGTTTCTGCAGCTGCTACTGTAGCAATAAATCCTGTTGGTATTTTTCTTTCAATAGAATCTTCTGGATACTCTTGTCTTACTTCTTCTATTGCTTTTATAAAGTCTTTTGTGTTTTTTATTTCAGCCATAGCAATATTACATATAATTAAACTAGCAATTCCAAGCACGAAGTGCTTTATTAATTCTTGAATTTGGATCATTAGCAGTTTTAGCAGATGTAAGTTTTTTCTTCATGCCTTTCATCCTTGCACAAAAGCTAGCTCTTCTTTTATTACCAACTTTTTTACTAGGTCTTTTTAGATTAGCACCTGTAGTTCTTTTGAAATACCTACGACCTGCTTCATTTAATCCTCCAGAGGGGTTTTGATATTTTTTTGCAACCATTATTTTTTCTTAACTGTCATAGCAGCTCTTCTAAATTGTGCTGCAGTTGGTGCACCTTTAGCACCTTTCTTTCTCATTTTACCACCACGCTTTCTCTTAGCATGGATATTGGCATATAGTCCTTTTCCTGGCATTATTTTTTACCTTTTTTAGCTCTTAACATAGCAAAGTCTTTTTTAGTAAGTTTACCATCTTTGTCCATGTCTAGTTTTTTTCTATTACCTGTTACTTTTTTACCTTTTTTCATTTTTTTATTTTTCATCATTTTTCCGTAGTGTCCTGGCATTAGCTGTACCTCCTATATTTAGCTGTTTTTTTTGCAATCCCTTTCGGTTGCTTCACAAACTGTTTGCCCTTTTTTGTTCCTCTTCGCTTTGCTCTTGTCGTTGCCGCATACTCCGCAGACGATAGAGCTTTGATAGCCTTCTCTGGTAAATATCTTTCCCCAGTCTCCGAAGACTTCTTCCCAGACTTCGTTCTCCATTTTTGCTTGCCCCATGCTTTTAAACTCCTTTGACTTTTTGCAAGTGCCATTATGTTTTTCTCCCTTTTCTTATAGATTCTTTGCCTTTTTTAAATATAGATGCCACCTGTGTTTTACCCATAACTTTAGCTCTTTGTTCGCCTACAGTTAATATTTGTATTTTCCTTGCAAACGGTTTAGATATCTTCTTAACTTTTGCAACAGTCTTACGAGCATCAGCAGGAGTCGCAAACTTAATACCAACAGTATCTTTAGGATTCTCATCTGTATAAAGTCTCCTACCTGATCCTTTAGGTTTTTTACCTGTACCTACTTTAGGATCTCTTTTTTTTGCCATAAGATTTCATTTCTTTAATATGTTTTTCTATAACTTTACTCTGCTTCTTATGTAAAGCAGATGCTTTCTTTAGAGCTTTAGCTACTTTTTTTATTTTTTTTACCATGTTTTTTCTTTGTTTTACTTGGTAATAAACCTTTATTTACTGCACGAGCACGTTCACTAAATCCTAGTTTTTTACCTTTTTTTATTTTATCTTTAATTGTTGATACTTTTGCTACCATTATACTTTTCTCTCCAGTAGTTTTTTCTTTCAAGTAATCTAATTTTGTATTCTAAGTTATCTATACCTAAAATTTTTTTTATAAAAGTTATCATTACTTGTAACCACCACCAGCTGCCTTGTATCTTTTCGCTAGCATTTGCGCTTTTCTTGCTGACCATTGTCCAGGCTTTCCGCCCTTTGATCCAGCCATGATAGAGTTAAACATACGTTTTCTCATACCAGGTTTTGTATAGTTGCCTGCTTTATTTACTGTGCTTTTCTTCTTCGCCATCTTTCATCTCCTTATATTCATAGTCATAACTTCCTTCTTGATCTTCATCAGTAATCCACTTAGAAGTATCTTCGACAGACCATATTCTAGTATTAACTAATCTATGGATAAGAGGTTTGCTAGGGTCAGCAGCCATAGAAGGATCAAATATCCTTAGTCTATTGTTGGGTTGAATTGCATAGTTACCATCGTCTAATTCTATTACATGACCACACTTATGTTGATCTGGTTTTTCAGCATATCCAAAGTCTAATTCATTATAATCACCTGCACACCAATCAATTGTAAATAGATATGTACCTTCTCTTTGTTTTTTTCTACGAGATGTATATAACATTTTACAACCTTGCAGTTGATAAAATCTAGTTACACTTACGTTATAACTAAATGAATCCCATAACATTAACTCGTTTAATGGTAATTCTTTTACTCCAGGTTTTTTGCAAAATGCAGATATAGGTGCTCTCCACCAGATACCACCATCTGTCATCATGTAATGAAATAAAGGAACTTGTTTTGGTATAGAAGTAAATCCAAATACTACACACTCAAAGTATTTATCATGAGAATCTTTTTGATCTCTTAGATAATTACCTCTTACATAACATTCTATAACTGGAATATTAGCATTTAAATACATATTTAATCCTCAATTTTTTTTATATTATATTTTTTTCTATTGTATATTTTTTTACTATTTAATCTGTGTTGCCTAAATCTTGCATCTCTTAACATTTTTGCAAAATTATTCAGATAAGATAATCTTTTTAATACTCTTTTCACCTAAATAAATCTCTGTTTCTGCTTTACCTTGCCAGCATTTATAAGATACTGATTCTGAATATTGACGTTCTGCTACACGTTTTGCACGAAGACATGATGCCATAGAATCTTGTATTCTATGCTCTTTAATTTCTCCATTTATAAACATTAATAATCCTACTACAGACTCTATCATTGACCATTACCATTTGTATATTTCATTTCTCTGTTTGCATCTTTTAATTTTTCAATATCTATTAATACTTTATCCATTTGTTTTCGTAAAAACTCAATATTAACTTTGTTTAATGCCATTGACTCAATGTGTTTATTCAACTTATCTGTAGTCTTATAAAGATCTTCGATCATCATGAATTGCTCAGAATCCGCAGGAAGTGATCCAAGTTGACCCCGTGGCCATTTTATTCTAAACTCTGTGTTCTCGTTTAGATCTTTCTCCATTATTTGTATACGAGTGTCTGCAATGTTTAAACGTTCTAAAATTTGAAAATAACCCATTGTACCAAGTGCTACAATAATTATCAAACTAGCAACCGTCTTCATTGGCATTTGCACTGCAGCTTCTTCAGATATATTTAGTGGTTTCTTACTCATTTTCTTTTCTTTCTACCCATGTAATAATCTCCAGGTTCATAGTTCCATTTTTTACCGTGATGTCCTCTAAGATCAGCATAACTCATTCTTACTTTAACAATAATTTTTTTTAACCATAAACTCATGTGTTTTCTTCATCTATATTTTCTAAACAAACAAACTTAACATATATTTGATTTTCATTTATATTTTCTAATTCAGATGCTTGTAAAAATTCTATAGATTGTTCATAGCCTGCAACCATGCAGTCATTCCAACTACTATACTGTAGACCAGTATGCATTGGTGGCATGCTCC